GCAATTTCCCGCATCATCCTGCTTGGCTCCGCAAATAAAGCATCGTTTAACCATTGTTTATCGCCTCCAATTTTGTCTGATATTCGCTTTTAAGCATTGTATAGTCGGATTTTATGCTATCAATGACACTCTGATCACCGCTGAGTGTGGCTAAACCTAATGACGTGGCCAAAGCTGCAAATTGTGAATCATACTCTGTGTTAAGAGCTTCAATTTTTTTCTGTTTGATTTCATCAGCCGTTGGTCCTGTTATCGTCACAAGTTGAATCTTTCCATCTACTAAGGATAAATCCGATGGGTTGAGCCAGCGATCATCCTCTATAACAATAGATTCTTTGTCATCCTCAGCTATAAGGGATTCTAATCTTTCTTTGTCATCGCAAAGTGTTGTGCATTTCCCTGTTTTATCAAATAAGTAATACATGTAGCGCCTCCTTAATATGTCAGTCCGTAAATTTCAATAATCCCGCAGTTTTGGCTATTGCAAGCAAATCTTGTGAACGTAGAAAGATTATGAGCCGTTGTCCCCCGATTGGCATTTCCGTAAATATACCAGTATTGGCTCGGATTTTTTGTCAAATTAAACCGGAATCCATAATTAGAGCACATATCAAGTTCCCATTTTTCGAATTTAGCTGTGTTGTTAATATCTGAGCTATCATCCGTATAAAAAACCAGTATTGCATCAAAATTTTGATAGGACTGGTTGAGAATAATATCCCCATTATTTAATGCTGCCGAATCACCACCGTAAGCAGTAACACCCGTACCAGCGTTCACAAGATTTTTGCAGGATGTGCCTCCGTTTGCAGATGCCATCGCATTCCAATCAATAAGCGGGGTCATTACTGGTGGCGTATTCCCCTTCATTGTATTTAAATCACTTCGCCAAGCTACCTCTTTTTGCCATAATATATTTTCATGTGAACCTGCACCAATAAAGGCTCTACCACCACCATACTGTGCGTGTAAATATCCATGCGTATCATTTGCGCCCCAAGCAAAACCTGCGCCATAGGTTCCTCCTACAGCATCTTTGCAGCGAAATGGCTTTGCGTGGAATCCATTGTCAGCGGTACCAAACAGCGTGCTCCTAAAGGCGGATACAGGCAAAGCCGCACCATCATTAAGGTACCCGTCAACTACATCATTTGCGGCAGAAGCCGTTCCGTAAAATCCGTTTGATGCTCGAATAGAACCTTTAGTGTTTATGTCACCTGTACGGCAATTAATATAGGCTTTAATTACCCCATCTAGTATGCTCCGAAAACCTAGAGTCTGCCACGCCTGTATTACAAGGTTAGCAGCATTATCGGTAAATGGTGCATCTGTATCTACACCTCCCGGGAAAATAATATTATCTCCACCAACAGAAGCATTAAGCCATAATTGTCGTACACGAATATCAGACTGTCTTCCTGCGGTTTGGTCCCATAAAGATAAATAGCCATCCGAATCCTGAACCCCAAATCTGTGCTCATGAGCCCCTTCTACGGCTAATCCAAGAGCATGTATCAACCTATATGCATTAGTCCCACCAAACTGGTCCTTAATATGGAGCTCTCCATTTGTATTATCTAACATAAGCGCTGTTTGCGGTGACCCTGGAAGTGTATTACCATTGCCGTCAGTTCCATACAAATTTAATGCGGCAGGTCTACCACCACCACCATATATAGTAGGATTTACATAGTAGTCCATTCCTGCATTTACAGTAATATTGCTGTTTAGCATTAATCTTTTTTTGCCTTTAATATACTTCCATATCTCAGTCCCTGCTGTGTAGTCAACAAGAGACACACTATCCGATAGGAACCTAAAACCAACGGTGGAATTATAACCACGAATAAAGTTCTCCGTACCATCACCAACAAAGATGTTACTGTTAAAGGTAGCCTTAGTGGCTAGATTTAATCCACCGTCTGCGTTGATTTCCATTGTCCTACTGGATTGGTTATATGACCAAATCCCCTTAGTAATTTGAGGATCCCAGTCAAACGCTCCAAAATTATGTCCATTCCAGTAAAAACCAATACGGTTGTTATTTCCTTTTACATGATGTTCTGCACTATCATCAATCAAAAGATCTCCACTAAGCGTGCCGCCCTTCAACGGCAAGTATGTCTCATCTATGGCATTTCCGTTTTTATCGGCAATTGCTTTATCGGCTGTGCCTGCAAGATCCCCTTTTACGCCACCTTCAGCAATGAGCTGGCCGGTCATAGTATCTCCGGACTTTTTAACATACGTCTTCCTTATATCATTCCCGTCTTTATCGCAAGTGGCTGATGCTGCATTACCTGCTATTCCAGTCTCGTGGGCATCAGTGTCATTATTGTGGTCGGATACTATTTGCCGAATTAAAGTTGTAGCACTTCCAACAGTAAGTAAGCCCGCCGCATCAATTTTAGCAGTGACTTGGCTTGTATTGCTGGATAAGATACTAATATTAAATTCTTGTGATACAACTGCCGCATCGCCCTTGGTTTGTAGGTAATCCGGTGTATCATCCGTTGTTATCGCATAAAGTATTTCTCCAGCATCCGGATCCATTGCAAATACACCCAATTCGCGTAAATAATAACCTATAGATAAGTCAAAATTTGTTACTATTCCAGTTAGTTTGCAAATGCTATCTTCTGCTGTAATTGTTGTTATGCCAATGACTTGCATTGGATTTATTAATTCCGATAATCCCTCCAATGTCTGACTATTATTCAATTCACCGTCGCCAAGTTTTATTTTTGTCAATTCCAACTTAGTTTTCCCAGCTTCAACTTTTGCCTGTAGTGTTTTCCCTTTATCGGTTAATATCACACTTTTCCAATTTGCCATATTTTACTTCACCTTATTTACCCTTTCATCGTTTATGACAAACCTATTACTACATTTTTATGCATCCACGACATGCTCCCAATATAGATTTTCGCCTCTAACGTCCGCGAAAATTCAACACCGTCTAACCAAGACCGTTCATTTTTTGTCATATTAATGGCCTTTGTCAGTTTCGCAATTGTCTTAGCATCACTTATTGGACCAGTTATGAGTTTTACACGAAAATGGTACGGTTCACCACCATATTCAAACCATTCTTCTACTTTTGCATGTTCAAGAATTGCAGAAACAACCGTCTGGACAGCATATGGTGTTCCTTTATGCCGATGAACATCAATCGACGTTCTAACTAAATTGCACTTTTGTTCAAGGGTTACACCTTCATCATAAAAATCCACATGATATTGCCATGCCAATAAGTCGACAACAGCTTCAGGTAATTGATCTAACCTAGAAAGTATTAGACACTCTTCAATAGATTGGCTTATTTCATGCAGCTGCGGAGTTACCGCCGCACTTATTGCTTTTGCTTGTGGATCATTTTGAATTGCTGGCGGCATGATTTCAGACCAGATAATATCTTTTATTGTTCTACTCATTATCAATGCCTCCGTAGTTCACCAAAACATTCCCCTCTTTAGCTACTTCTGTATTTTTAAGTAAAATATATCCTGGAGATGTTATGGTTACTCGACTAGCACCTGCAACTTTCATTTTAAAATTTAATTCCGAAGGATCCACAGCCCGTCCCAACTTAGATTTTTGCCATACCCGATATTCATTTATAGCCGAAGTTACCGCCGTCACAATACTATCAACAAGATTCTTGTTTGATTTACTAATATAATACGTTACATTGATATCATAAGTGACTTGTGTCGGAGCAACGGTCGAAACGTTATCCGTTAACGGCCGAATCTTACTATCTGAACAAATCGTCAAAACATCCGCCAAGATTTCCTTTTCCGGTAGTTCCCCACCATCCATGAGGACGCATATTGCTACACAGCCGGGTGATGGGCTATAGGCTTTTACGTCAGAAATAAGACTTGATGCCGTTTTTGCCCAATACTCATAAGCCCCCGTTGGTCCCGCGCAAGAAAAGCTTTCCGGGGCTAGTTGTATGCGTTCACGAAAATCATCATCTGACTCTGCATCAGCACCACCCGCACTGGCTGTTATATTCGCAACAGCTGAAACATACGCGACAGGGTCGACAATCGTTATTAAATCTCCAATTACATAATTATTTCCGATTGCTCCGGCTATCTTACTCGTGGCATTTATATCTCCTGTCAAGTTTCCCGCCGGGATTGTCAAAGCCGCAGTTGTGGAAAAGTAAACTCCATCACCAGCAGTTATTCTAGTTCCTGCTGGAATTGTCGTGCTAACAGTACGTTCTTTTGTCAGTGTAAATCGCAATGTCGTCGTTGCTGTTTTAGCGGGAATTCGAGTGCAGCCAACTTGTATCCCTATATGATCTAAGTAATAGCCATCTGCATAGGCAAGCAAATTTCTTTTTGCGGATTTATCAATAGCGCAACGCTGTCCAGCAATGATCGGCACTTCTGATTGCAATAATTTCTTTCGCGGATCTGCATCAGCAAGACTTATTCCTGCTGTCTCTTCATATTGATTGATAAGTTCTGTTTCAATTTTCAATGCATCTTTTTCAGCAAATGTGATGCTTGGTAAATTGCTTAAACTACTCATTTATTCTCACCCTCACTGTCCATGTCGTCACACCCTCATCCCCTCCGAAAGGTGTCAATTTCACTAATGTTGCTCGTGGTTCATAGTTTTTTAATGCCGTCATCATCGTTGCTGTAAAAATTGACTGTACCAAATTTTGTGGTCTGTCTAAAACCTTACCATCCCATGCAAATTCACGAGCCATCGGGCAACTGTTGGCAACGCTTGAAAAAATCATGGCCACATTCTGCAAAATTTCCGCTGTATCCGTGGCTGAAAAATTGATATTCAAATTTGCACTTAAAGATACATCATATTCAGCCACTTGCAGTCACTCCTTTGTCATATTCTTCCATCGTAACATTGACAATCGCTTGAACTGTTTGCCCTCTATTATCTTTAATACGGTGGTCTTCCGACAGGGATGGTATAATCCAACTGTTTGTCGTTATTGGCTTATTGCCAAGAATAAAATCACAAACAACACCGCCATCACGTAACTTTCGCAATTTCTCCAATTCCGTTTCTGGCGATACGCCTAAATCTACCGACAAAAATATAGTAAATGTGATTTTTTCTAATCCAGGTCCTAAAAATTCTTTCAATGGCTTATGTTCCGTGCCAATAATTTCATGCGTTGCCCAACGGCCTTCGGCAGATCGCTGAAAATTATCAATTGTCATGAGTTTAAAGTTCGAACTTGACTTGAACAAAGAAAAACTTGATGATCCAACCAGTTTACTCGTTAGATTGTTAGCAAGTGACTTAAAATCTGAGAAATCCGATTTGTAATATGCCTCAAAAACGACTTGAATAAATTCATTTTTTGCCGCTATTCCTTGTATAACTCCTATGCTCATGCTGGACCTCCTGTGTTGCTGCCACCTGGCAATATCCCACTATGGACATGTTCATCCAGCGATATACCAGCCGCCTTAATATCTCCGCTTGATGTTATCCCACCAGTCAACGTAATATTGCCCTTAATGACGATATTCACTGCTTCAATGGTCAATGTACTTGATTCTTTGTCATATTCTACCAACCCGCCATCAGCGAACCGAATGTATCGTTTGCTTGCACTGCCTGCTTTCGGGGCGTTGCTCAGGCCTCTAACACTAAATAGCACATACCCCTCGGCATTGCCAGTTGGCATAAAAAAACAGGCAACCTGTTCATCGACTTCCGGCATCCAATAGTAATCATCACCGTTCGCGCCAAATGCCGGCACCTGCATCCAAGGAGAAACCGTTCCAAGATCATCAAAATCAACTCGTACACGTTGACTGCCTGCGTCCAAATCACAGACTGTTCCAATGCGGAAAAGATTTTTTGTTTTATTGTCCATTAATATCCCTCCAAGCACCTTCGAAGCTGTAGACTTGTTTCATCGCCACTATTGCTTTGACCATGCACAGCCTGTGTCACAATCCATTTGCCATCATATTTCCCGAAATTCTTCATTGTAATATTTTGTGAAGCACTTATTTGTAAATCATCTAAAATTGTCATGCTCATATTCCAAGCCTTAGAATTTTTTTCACGTAATGCTTTCTTTGCAATTCGCTCAGCTTCACTTTCACTCTCGAAACGTTCCCGAATAACAAGCACCCTTCCAACAGGTGGCGGATTTGGCGGCGTATAGGTATGATCCATTTTCACCCGCCCTTTAGGGCTGCGATAGGTCACTCTGACGGATGAATAGGTATCATCAATTGTGCCACGTCCGCGCCATTTTTTAATTTGCGACGTTTTAAAATCAATGGTCAAAACTGGATCCGCTTGCTCGTATTCAGCTTCATCGAAAATTATGACTTGCGAATCAGACACCTTTAAAGCCAGCCCCGAATCATTACATAACTTTTGCAAGAATGGTAAATCTTGTTCTTCAGTCTGTTCTTTACGATCGTATTCTGGATCATTTACCACATCGTAATATAGTTCCATGCCTGCATCACTGGCTATGTCATTTGCTATAACGGATAATTTTGTTTTCTCCCATGCACGATTTTTGTCCTCACCTTTTAACGTGGTGCTTTGAAATACGGATAGAGCCTTAATGGTAACCTCTGACGGCGGATAATTATTCTCTATTTCGTCAATTTCAAATACGCCTAACGGAAATTCCTTGGTTTTATTTTCAGATGTCCAGTTTGTTCGCTTCATGGTGGCGGTCAGCTTTGCGCCGTGCTCCGGATACCAATCTCCCATCCATAAATGGTCACGATCTTCAAGCGTTATCTGTAAATCGTCAGATTGTCCGGATAAATTATCCGTGTAAGACCAGCCTTTCAAATGTGGCCTTAGGTCTTCGGTTATATTTGTTTTTTCATATACGAGATCAAGGCTCGTGTTTCTTGCAATCATGGCGTCGTTTTCCATGGAGGTAAATTTGTTGTCTCACTGGTTGATAATTTTGGTATTACCAACGTTACTCCCGCTGGAAAAATAACCGTTTCAACATAATCCTTGTTAGCATCCATAAGATAATGCATTTGATATTCATCACCATACACGTGATAAGCGATTGCATCCCACATATCGCCTTGTTTCGTGGTATAAGTATTAGACGCCATAGCTCACCCTCGCATTCTGATGCGCAAAATCTTGCGCCTGTTCAAAGAAATTTTTCTGTTGCCGGTCAGCTTCTTGCATTGTACCCGCATCATTTCCCGAAATGGTTGGCGAATAAGTGAATTGAAGTACTGCTCCACCACCTGTTCCCATTCCTAAAACCTCACCAGCACGCTGCCATAAACTGACTGCCCGCCGTGATCCATCCAAAGGAATAGCTGCCTCCGGGGATTTTTCAGCAAATGTCGTAAGAAATGCACCTTTATCATAGATGCCCCCGTTCGCATTGGATGCAACTTGTCCGCCGCGTCCAGCTGAAAAACCTATCGTGAATTGTCCTTTTAGATTCTGCCAAGCATTTGATATATAGTTTGTTACCATTCCCGGAATCTGACTAACCCAATTCACAAC